CATCGAACAACTGCTGCAACCGATGTCTCTCCATTAAGAAGAGAATCTACCTGTTCCATTGCTGAAGTCATGTCTGCAGGTTCACTACCCAGGAGGGTTTTCAAGTGACCCTTAAGACGTTGGAGCTCAATACGAGCCCGTGTCTTCGAGCCCTCCTGTTGGATGGCACTGAGGTCTTGAGGGATCGTGATGGGGGCACCCTTGAAGGTCAGAGCCTCGGTCCTGTCTGGGTCTTCCATCAACTGATAACGGAACTGGACACTGACGGCGGGATGCTCTTGGCCTCCACCAGCCTGAGCTTCCTTGAACTTAGCATCACTAGTCATAGTAACATCAAGGACGTAGCAGTTATGCTCGCCTTGTGTGGGCCACTCACCAAGAGACCCGAGACCCTGATCCGCATTAGCGGTTTGGAACTCGTCTTGGAGAGATGCGAAGATAGCCTTGGTCTGATTCTGCATTTTCTAGTACTCCTACTGTGCAGTTTGATAGATATCCTCAAAGGCGTTCCATGCACCTTCTTGAGGAAGTTCAATACGGTCGGGTAACGCTACCCGACATTTTGTAATACCACTGAGAGATTCATCATTTACTGTCATGAAATGTTTTTTGTACTTGGTTACGACTGGTCGTTTGGGTCCGTCACTTCCATCTTTATTCTTTCGGGGAACCATCTTTGTCTCTTGTCCATACTCAGTTTCGAAAGCTGCGACGAGTTCAAAGAGGGGGAATAGTCTTTTGTAGAAGGAATCGGTGATGGTGAGTTCGGGTCTGATTGTGTATCGGTCATCGCCTAGAGGGATCTTGGCATTGACAAGGTGGCATACGTAATAGAAGCCATAACCTGCTGCTCTAATGTCCACAGCAAATCGGACTAGTTCTTCGTACACGTCATCCCATGCCCTTCGCCCATCAAGTTCTTTCCACTCCTGCTTACCCGCTTTCTCTGTTACATACTTACGGACAAGAGCTAGGGCGGAACCAAGAGAGTCGATGACGATTGTCTCGGGCCTATCCATATTCTTTTCACTCATTTCGATGAGTGCTTTCTTCTTCTCGAGGATTTTCTTCCACGTAAGAAGACAGTTTTGATGACCACTTGAAGTGGGCTCAATAGGAATACCTTCTGGTCCCATGGCAGGCCACATAATGGCAAGGGGTTTACTGTTGGTAGTACTTGAAAGATCGCTGTTGATGATGAAGGCGTCATCATGCGATTGAAGGAAACAAGATTTCCCTACTCCTGGCATCCCAACAATGAGACCGAAGAGTCGTCCAGGCGGAGAGACCATTGCTCCTCCACTGAATCCTAGTCCTGAGTAACGAGACTGAACGGTCTTTCCAACCGCCAGCTCCTGATGTATTTCAGCCATTGTTGTTCCTTTCTATAATTCGTTATCGAAAAGGGGCTCATCCGTATCCTCTGGATGAGTGGGGGGTTGAACACTCTGCGTGTTTTCTTTGCGGGGTGTTACCACGATACAATCGGTGACCACAAACCCGCAGAAATCTAGCCATTTCTTAAATGTCTTTGCAGTTACAGTGAGAGCCTCGAATTTATTAAACTCCTTAAGCATTTCTTCCTTACTAGCAAACATTCCTTGGTGAAGGGACAGAAAGCTCATGAGCTTATCTCTAACTATCTCGATGTATTCATCTTCAAAGTACATAACGTCTCCTTTGGGACCGGAAAGCGGCCCCTCGCAAGAAGACGGGGGCCGCTTGGAGGGACCAACGGAACGTTAAACCCTCAGTTGATTGTTGTGATCTCGTTCTCCTCAAGACTTCTTGCCACTTCATCTCTATCCTCGAATATGAATCCTTCTCTTTGGAGGACACTAGGCCATTCGGTAACGGGAGTGAGGTAGAAAGGTGCAAAGGGAGAGAGCTTAGAAAAGGATCTGATGTAACCGGCTGATGAAGGGAAGTTCCCTGGAGCAGGAAAGACCGAACAGTAATGCCTGATGAGGTTGAGGCGAGAATGGTATTCGTGTACCCACGATTGATCCTTAGTTATAGAACCGTATGTAGTTGAGATGTTTACGGGGGGGTCGCTTACCCTGAGGGGTGCTTCGTCCTCGTATTCATCTGTCGCATGATACCAACTCTTGACCCTCCTTAAGTAGTTCTCGAAGCGTGGTTCTCCAAGATATTTCCTTCTAATTTCGGTCTGTCCTTTTCGAGGACCACGGGTAAGGGTGTGTTCGGTAACTTCGAAGTCTCTATCTCTTTGCCCGAAGGAGATCGTAGGTTTCTTCACTGCAATGTGCAGCATTCCCCCCACTCCTGTGGTGTCAAGCAGGTCATACTTCTTATTCATCACTTGACTATCAAGTAGGTACTTGGCTATTTGTAGGTAGTGTTGGGTTTGAAACTCAATTGGGCAGGTGCTTAGTCGAAGTATGGGGGATTCACTGCAGGTTTTAAAATCTACGATGAATACTTTGTCTTGCTTCTCGTGATAAAGAAGTAAATCGTATTGGGCTATGAGTGTTCCAAAGTCTGGGTGTTCGTACTTGGCAAGAACTTCGTGGTCGAGAATACGAAAATGGTTAGCGTTTAAGTATTCGATAAACGTTTTATCTTTGCCTGGTATTTTAAAGGTTGATGCTGCTTCAAACCAAGAGGTCGCTGTGAGCATATCCCTCTCTTCACGTTGGATAATTGAACTACGCTCTTCACCAACTATCCCACGATTGTTGCAAATCTCTAAAAGTTCTTCATTTCTTTCTTTCAGTAAAGAACCCATTTGTTGGAGAGCAACTTCAGGTGCTTCATCCATAAGTTCTGCTCTAGAATGAAACCAAGAACCCCTAGATAAAGCGGATGACCACCGAAGACAGGGAACCAACCCTAATCTACGGGACAGGTAGTATTGGAAGGGGCAATGGAGACACATCTCATAGTCAGAACTACGGATGGCAGGAGTACGCGGCATGAAACCATAGGCTTCGAGCCATTCTTTAGCGGACTTCCCTCTCCCTTTAGGAATTGGTATCCCTTGTGTCTTCGGTGGCATCGTTTTCCTCCTTTAAGGAATTAGTTTGAGGACTTGAAGAGCTTTGCGAACCACGGTCGGAGCCAAGCTCCTGCGCAGATCCCGGCGGTTGCCACCAAAATAGTGAACCATAGGGTTCCGAAGAATGCTGACATCGTTTTCTCCTAGAGAGAATTCTCTTCACCGTTTTATACGCAACCGATAACGTAATGGCTGCTGCCCCGATGATGATAGGCACATAGATCCAATCCAGATATTCCTTTACAGCAATGTTAAGAAGTATCAAAAGAACACCAATGACTATGGCAGTTCCTCCCTTGAATGTGGAGAGGATGGGTATCACCATAGCAATGGTGCCGAAAAGGATACAAAGCCCTCCCACCCACGTCAACACAGAGAGATCATCCAAGGATGCATCTGTCAGTGGAGACGGGAGTGAGGGGGTGACGGGGGTCTTAATGAAAGGGTTGCTTGCGCATCCTGCCAGGAGGGCTAGGAGGATAGGACTCCATCTCATAACAATTTGAAGTCTTAGATCTCCGAGCCATCTCATACCGGTACTTCCTTACTCATATTTTCCATAGACCCCATAGCTCCTACTCCCGACATTATCCCAAGACCCATGAGTCCTTTGTCTATAGCCATCTTAGGGAAATGATCGTATGAGGATACATAAGCTTCTACATTCTTTTGTCCTCTTGCTTTTCCAATCCTTAGAATTTCGGCTCTCCGTTTATCCCAATTTTTTACTACATTACGATAATGAGGACTTAATTTCATACCTTGTTGCTTCATAAAATCTGTAGCACTTTTGTTGGCTAAAAACTCTCTTGAAGCATTACTGACTTGACCGTAAGCGGGGGTCCCTACTCTACCTAAGTGACTAGCATGTCCCAGTTCATGGAGTAGAGTAAACTCTAGGTCTCTTGGATCTACAATTGTTTTGATAACTTCAGGAGAAACTTTAGGATTAGCTGTGCGCCTATATTGGGCAAGTTTAATATCCCCTAAAAATCTCCCTTGTGAAGAAAGTTCTATAGGAACTCCTGCGATATTTTTAGTGGAGGATAAAGATATAAAAGAAGGATTAGTAGTAAAATTACCAGCGGCGTATCTATTTAAAGGCTTATATGCCATTTGCGCATTTATAAAATTTTGCGCTTGTTCGCCTTGGGGACCCATAACTTTAGGAAATTGCTTCCCCATAAACTTCGATAGAAGTTGTAAGAGTCTTGGGGAAATCATTGCGTGTTAACCCCAATCGCATAACAATTTGAAGTCTCATGTTTCCTAACCATCTCATGCTTCATTACCAATGCTTCCCATTGCCATAATGCCAACACCAATGAGTGCTCCGAG